CATTGAGCTCTTTTGTCAGTTTATAGTTACCACTGAAATCGTTGAATTTGGCTTCGTCCTGCCTTTTTTCAATCTCTTTGATTTTTTCTTTTTGTTCTTTTATCTTTTTGTCAGACTCATCCAATGCAGACTGAGCCTGGGCTTTTGCAATCTCAGCGTCTGCCTTTGCCATAATATAGGCGTTACGTTTTGCAGCAATCGCTGCAGCGATGATTTCCCGGTAGGATTGAACCATAGTATCCTTTAGTGTCTCAAAATCGGACGCTGACAGTTCCAGAATTTTGTTAGTGTCTCCAATATATTGGTTAAGCTCCGGTATGGTGCCGCTTAAAGTCTCAATCGCATTATTTAACTGGAATGTTTCATACTCCGTTAGTTGTGTCTTACTTCTAGCCTGTTCTATAATATCAATGTAGTATTTCACAGTCTCGGCATCTGCCATACCTTCAGCATAATCTGTGTCTGCCTGATTGATTGTGTTTTGTACCTTATCATTGGCCTTCTCAACCTGGTCAATAAACAGGTCCAGCTCGCTTTCCTGCTTTTGTATCGCATCTGTGATGCCGTTTAGGCCGTCTGCAATGCCATCAAACATATCTGTGAGCGGCCCTTTTATGTAATCATATACCGCATCACCAAGGCCATTTGCCGCACTGCTGGTACTGTCCATGGCTCCTTGTAAATTATCGGACATAGTGTCTGCCATCTGCTCGGCTGCTCCGTCGCAGTTTTCCAATTCTTCGCGGTATCCCCTTACGTTATCCATGCCCTCTTGCAGCACCATATTGACTCCCTTAATGGAATCATCGGTAAAAACGGCGCTTAATGCCGCTGAACGCTGTGCATTACCCATTCCTTCCGTTGCTGCCTCTACATCTGACATAATGTCTATGAGGTCACGAAAATCGCCGTTAGAATCCTGAACGGCAATTGAGGTATTGCCAATCTGGATTGCCCCGTCTCTCATCCTGCTTGTGATGTCGCGCACCGTGGCGGATAAAGAGGACCCGGCCTCACTTCCCTTACGTCCCTGATTGGCGTATGCTTCAAGCAATGCCGTTACGGTCTGTATAGACTGCCCGGCCGCGTTTAATGACGCCGCACTATTCTTGTATGCCTCGCCAAACTGCGCCGTTGTGGCGTTACTGTGGCTTTGTGCATATGCCAGCATATCGGCCATTTTTCCGGCATATTCAGCACTTAAACCGAATGCCGTTAAATAATCCGTCACCATATCGGACGCTTCAGCCAGGTCCATTTCTGACGCGGTTGCCAGGTTGATTACGCCCGGAATTGCCGCCAGCTGCTGACGAACATTCCAGCCGGCCAACGCCATATAACCGAAGGCATCGGAGACATCTTCAGCATTGAAACGCTTTGAAATCCGTCCCAAATCTTCGGCGGTTGCCTTTAACTCACGCATTTCTGCATCGGTTGCACCTGAAAGGGCCTGTACCTTTGATAAACTGGATTCCAGGCCGCTTCCAACCTCTACGGCATACTGTGCACCTTGTTTTAACCAGTCACAGACCTTTTCAATGCCGGCTGTGGCAATATTACCGCCGACAACACCGGCAAAAACGTTCATTGCACCGCCTGCGGCGTCTGCTGCCTCTCCTGACTCTGAAACGGCTTCCCCGAACTCATTTATACTATGAGAACACCCATCCGCGCTCTCTCTAGCCTCTTCAATATATCTCGCATAACGGTCAACCTCTGAACCGGCCTCACGCTCGGCCGCCTTCGCATCCTCCAACGCCTTCTGAAAATATGCGGTTCTGCTGCCGCATTTTTCCACCTGCTCGGAATAATCAAGGTATGACTGATATGCCTTATCTGCTGCCTCCTGCTGCTGGTTTATAGCATCGGCTGATGCCTCGCCGCTGTCTTTCATTTCCTGTAAAGACTCTTCGGCCTTTTTATATGCCTCCAGCATCTGCAGCATTGTTTCTTTCGTTTTTTGCTGTGCCTCTCGGCTCTTTTCGTATGCGATGGACATCTTTTCCACCTGTTCCTTTGCGGTGGATTGCATCTCCGCATATTTTTCCTGGACGGCGCTTAATGCCTCCAGACTGTTAGCATTTCCCGCATATGAGGCCTGAATGTTCTTCAATGAAGAATGCATTGCGGCCAAGGATGAGCGGCAGTTTTTCACTGAACTTTTGAAAGCATTCTCACCGTCAAGTTTTATGATAGCGCCAATCGCGCGCTTTTTATTCGCCATATCTAAACCTCCATCTACAACACGCTCAGGCTTTCAACCTTTCGCGGCTCGGCAAATAATGCCTGTCCTGCGGTCATGTTGTGTACTATCTTATATCTCTCAAATAAATCACACCACCGGCCAAGATATAGCCGCCGCACCTGTTCATAGGTAAAGCCCATTCTCATTCCCCACAGATAAATCCACTCAAAATCTATATGCGGGTCAGGGTCGCTTACTGGTGGCTCGTTTCGGCGGGCGGCTGCTGTTTTGGGGCTCGTAATGACCTCATAACTTCGCCATATATAGTAGCAGACACTGTGAAAATAGACTGGTCACACCGTCTGAAAATTTCCTTTGGTGTCATTTTTTCAATTTTGTTTTTGTGGTTTTCGTTATATACCTCAATGCCCTCACTAATCATACGCGGTAATGCATACACCAGCGCATGAGCATCCGGCAGCCAGTCCTCGCGAACTGTCTTAAAATCAATCTGCCCGTCGTCATTTAACGGGGCAATTTTGCTTATAAAATCCTGTATGGTGCCAAATTCGTCCTGCAGCTCCTCCAGGACTCCAAGATTACACATCAGCGGGATTTTATCCCCACTCAGTTCAATTGTCGTTAAGTCCATTTTGTTCTTTCCTCCTTATAAACAAAAAAGGCGGGAAAGAGGCAAAAGAGCCTCTGCCCGTCTTTGTGTAAGTTACGCAGCCACAATACCTGCCTTAGTTTTCAGCCAGGAGTAGGCTTCGTCCTCAGTATCAAACTGAGCCTTTTCTCTCCATGTTTTATCCTTTGCTCCAACTGCAACACCAGAGATTTTCTGCGCCGTAAATGTAATTGAGTCATTCTGTGTTGTGTAAGAGTCTTCGCCCTCTGTAAAGAGGACTTTTGGCAGCCAGCAGGCGGTGTAAACGTCGTGCTCGTCGTCTATTGCCTCGCATCCAACAAAACCATATCCAACGTAATTGGACTTATCGTTTGTCTTTGCTGTCTCCTCTTTCTTTGATGTGTCAATTGTATGACCAAAAAGCAGCTCGCCAGCAGCAAGCGGGATTGTCTTAATCTCGGCTGTTATATCGGCCTGTTTAAACAATTTTCTGTGAATACCAAGGCGGTTATCACAGTAAAATGAGCCTTCGGAAAACGCCGGGGTTACACTAGTTCCAGCTGCCTCTAACTCAATCGCTTCAGAATACTTCTCGGTCTCGCCGTTATATTTTGCAATAATCGGCTTTGAAATTCCAAAATATGCCATAATTCTTTACCTCCTCACGCTGTGCTTTAGCGTGTTAAAGTTTAATGTCTGCTGAAAATAGCAGAACTGTTCTTTTCGTTTCGTCTTGCATATCAATGCCAACCAGCGGCTCGGTGAACCCCTCGGTGGTCATTAAATCTATAATTTTCCACATAACAGCATCATAGCTTTTATCAATCGGCTGTATATATGAAAGTCTCACATGAGCAATGCGGGCATGCGCTCTATTGTCTGCGAAATTGGCAGGCTCTATATCGTCCACCTGGTAAACACAAAACTCGGGCTCCTCTCCTTCATACTTATGAATTCCATAGGGGACATTGAGCCGCTCCGCAATGCGGTTTAATTTTTCAAGCGGTTTTATCATTCGTCATCACCCCATATTTCAGATAATGCCCGGTCAAATTCTGTTTCCATCGCGTTAAGTACAGCGTTTTCACTGGCTGCAATTGCCTGTGTGATTACGTCGTATGCGGGGATAGCATAGCCAATGACTTCCTTTCCCTTATACATGCGCTTGTACACTTTGCCGCCTCGGATTCGTATATACTCGCGGTTTATCAGATATATCATTTTGTCCGGGTTTGGTTTGTCTCCCGGCTTTTCGTTTCCGGTTGTGGCCCTGTATGCCAAAAACCAGCCTCCGGCGCTGTTCTGAACTGCTCCGGTGGACTTCAGGCTTTTCTGTAACGGGCCTTTATGTCTCAACATCTGCGTGTCCATTGCAGTTATGATATGAGGCTCGGCAGCACTTAACAGCCGCTCGCCCAATTTTACATTCTGCATCTGGTCCATCTTTGCCTCTAACTCTGCAAAACCAGTTATCGCAAAGTTACCGTTATTTCTTTGGTCAATGAGGATATCGCCCTCTTGCATTACTCCCTTCTTATAAGCCATTTTTAAACCCTCTTCCGCTTTGTCTACGTGTACAATCAAGAGAAACACCGCCTGATGATATCGTTGCCTGCTGGATGTCGTATTCCTGACCGTCAGACTCGTCAACTAGGACTGACTGCCCCTCATAAAAACGTGTCTCAAAAATTAAGGAGATATTGTATCCGGCCTGGCTCGCCTGCACCTGCTCGCGGCGTGTAGCCTCGCGGGCGGTTGCCGGGATTGCCTCCTGCCATTTAATGTCCTCTTTTATGAAACCTTCTGTGTCACGCTCTGCCGCAGCAGAGATGGGTAATTTTATTGAAGTCATCCTCTTCATAGCAGGCCCTCCATTGTCGCACCAGGTTGTTCAAGGGAAAGCCGAAAAACCTTCCTCTCAAATTTCCCCAGATGCCAGTTCGCATCCTTCGTCTCCCCGGTGTCTCCACGTAACTCATAACAGACATAGTGAGCAATACATGAGATGACCGGGGCAGCGCCCTCGTCTATGACAGACTGTGGAACGCCTCCCGTTCGCATCTCAATCACTGCATCGTCTATCAGGTCAGATATCCTCTCGTCGTAGACGGTGACGGAATCCGGGATGCCGGCGGTCGTTTTGGATTTTTTTAGTGCTCTTTTTTTAAATTCTTCAGTCATGCCGGCTCCTCCATGTCATACCCGCGGCTTTAGGCCGCAGGTGTAATCTTTTTCTTTGTAGGTGTCTTGGTCTCAATTGCCAGGTAACCCAGCACGTATGCGTCAGTGTCTCTTGGTTTTACGTCCAGACGCTCGGAACCTTTGAACAGCAGACAGTCTTCTTCGAATGCGCTTAAACCTGTTACGGTTGCAACATCTGAAGATTTGATAGAAAACTGCTTTCTATCATACAGGGTGATTGCCTCCTTGAGGTCTCCAATGATGAATGGCGGGTATTTCTTCGTGTCAACGGTTACGTCGTCCAGTTCCTCATTTGGGATAACCTCAACCGGAATAACAGTTGCGCCAGCGGATAACTGCATCTTTGCAGGGTCTGCTGGATTTGGGTTCAGCAGCGGGCGCTGGTTGGAATCCTTTAACTCGCAAAGGGCCTGAAGCCCGTTATCATTTGTGATAATTTTTGCTCCGCGTTTGTATGCACTACCAAGAGTTACGTTGATTGCTCTTATAATGTCATCAATTCCAGCAAGAGTTGTGTATGTAGGCGCGGCATCGGATTCGCCGGTCTTTCCTGCATTGATAGCGTCAAGTACCAGACGATTACGTGTAACTCGTGACTCATCTGCCAGCCATTCAATGATTACGGAATTGATAGCCGCATCGGAATCATCCAGTAACTCAAAAGAAACCGGAAGATAACCGCCATATTTTTCAACAGCGTATTTCTGTCTGAAAAATTCCGGCTGCTCGGTTGCGGTGTATTTTCCACCCTCGCCAATCTTTGAAAAACCTCTCTTTTTCTTTTTCTTCTGGAATGTTCTCTCACCGGTTAAGGTGGTTACAGTCTCACTTTTTACTAACTGAGCCAGGTTAAAAGATGCCTCACGTAGTTTAATAATTTTTGTCTGGATATCCTCTGGAACTGTATAACCTCCATCAGTCTTTACACCCTCGGTCATAGTATTTCTAAAACCGTGTCTTGCAGCGTTAGCAAATTTCGCTTCAACGGTGTCCTCGGTCTTAGGTGCTACCGGCTTCGGATTTCTCGGTGTGTGTGTCGCATCCTCTGCATCCTTTAAATTTTTGAGGCTATCTCTCATATCTTTGAGTTCAGCCATTGCCTCGTTATACTCTTTGTACTTGCCTTCTTCAATCAGGCTGTCTGCAAGAGCGGCTTTTTCGTTGATTGCATCAACTAACTCTAAAATCTTCTTTTTCATGCGTTTCTTCTCCTTTCCCTTCCTTGGGATATACTGTTATATTCGTTCTATTTTTAATAGAACAGAATGGGCGCAATGAGCCCAAAAATATAGGCCGTTCATTCGGTCTTATTTATAATATGACAATTAAAATTACTA